CGTGGAACAAGGATTTCAATCTCCTTGAACCGCCCTACCATTGCTGGTAGCCCACTTAGGGTCTCATCGAGATGAGGAAGCTCCGTGTACTCGGTCAGCCGAGTTACACGTTTCCCACGCAAGCGTGAGAAAACTTCGCCTCTGATGATGACCTTCCGTGCTGATGACGCCTTTAATGACGCCATCAGTTGTCCAACTGGCAGTTCTCCTTCTAGCTCCATTGAGGAACGAGTTAGAGCTTTAACCTGCCAGAACTCCCAACCGTGAGGATGGGGGTCCAAACGTAGTTCGTCGATTTCGCCAATAAAGGCTCCATCGCCAAACCCGTCCGGAAGACGGGGTTCTCGCCACTTGGCCGGCGCAAGAGTTCGCAATGAAGCAAGCTCTTTTGAGACGTCGATACCTGTTCGGTCACCCCAACGTTTTAAGTTGTTGTGGACTAAGAACAGGCGATCTAGCTCGCGCACCGGTTTTCGTACGTAGAACGGCGTAATGTCTGCACCGAGGTAGTAGTGTTTACCACAACTCTCCCGGTAGGGGCCGTCTCCAAACGATTTCTTAAGGTTAGGTGTGAACCCAGCCTCGAGTAGACGTTTGGTCAGCTCCTGATAATGTACGGAGGGGACAATGATGTCATCCCCATACACTAAGACAGACAAGTCCGTCTCATTCACGTTCCAGTTACACACCTGTTGGGTTATCGCCCAGAATATGAGCGTTTCCAATTCGAATGTGTAACCGTTACCCATGGATGAGAACTTCTGGTAATTTACAATTTCACCAGAAGGAAGAACCCCAACTGGCGACCTACACTGCTCTAGTGCAGACCACCAATCATTAGGAAGGAGCCAACTAACGACCTCGTAAGATAACGTATCACTAGCCATGGAGAGATCCACGGTAGCTAACGCACCAGTCAAACTACCCTCACGGGCAGCTCGCTGGTTCCTCGTTTGGTCATTTAAGTCGATCCCGACCGAGTTAAGACGATTCCGGATGCAACGCCCGATGCCTTTCTGAACATAGATGTTCATACAGGGCTCTTTAGCGATGGTCCGATCCGTCTTATAATTCTTCGGAACGGCAATGACGCTGTTTCCTGGAACGACCTTAACTAGACACGTGTCTGTCAAGGTAATACCAGATTCCTCTGCAGAAGTCTGCACACCCTGTTTCCAGAGTGGATACATGGCAATTGCGCATGACGCGAGGACAGCGTTCCCAGACGTGCTCTCTGGTAGACCAGAGTATTTATAGGCAGCAAAAGACCTAGCTCTGGTTAATCGGGTTGTTGAGCCCGGACCAAAAGCAAAGTACTTCGACGCCTCGTCCCAATCGAATTTCCCCAAAGCATTCCAAATTCTACGCCGCACGCCAATCCAGAACGGATCTCGGTATGCGGTTTCGTAGAAGCTTTGGTTCGTTCGA